CTGGTAACGTTAGATACAAAGCTAGAGAAAGATACTCATTTGGAGTTTCTGACTTTAGAGGTATTTTCGGCGTTGAAGGTGCGTAATAAATAAAACTTTTTGTGGCCGGACATAGTTTGGCCACATTCAACAAATAATACGGTGAGACATGAAAAAATTCCTAATAAACATATGGGCGTACGATCATCACGCAAAATTTGAAGTTTTGTCTGAAGATAACGCTATTTCTTTAGAACAATCAATCCTTGACAAACTAGGAGAAAAAAGTATAAATTGGGAATATCTTGGTATATCATACGATAACCGAGTAAATCGAATAACCTATGAGGAGGTTGTTAATGATACAAGACCTATACAAACAAAAAAGGTCCTTGGAGTTGAAGTGGGAACAGGAGCATATTGACAATAATAGATATACTCTTGAAATGGTCAGAATTGATGACAAAGTTAAACAAGTCATTACTGAGATCAAGCTGGAAGAAGCAGCTATTGCTCACAGACAAAATAGCGTTGAAGGCGCTGCTCCACAAGTTTCTGTAGCTACTTAATCAAAAGCTACATTGCTGAAATGCATAAATACCTTAGGATCTCTTGCACTCTACTCAAAAATAACATATAATTTTATAACTATACAAAAATAAAAACATTAAATGTAGACGCGTATAGTCGACACCCCTAGGGACTACATTTAAAATATCTAGGAGGATATTAATATGGCAAATACAACATTTAGCGGACCGGTACGTTCGGAAAACAACGTACAGCTAATTAGTAAAACAGCAGCTACAGGTACAATTCACGACAGAACTCAATGTTTTGGATTACATGATGCTAGAAGATATTATCTTTATGAGCCTTTCTATCAAAGACCAGGCCTTAATGCGATAAATATCATTGACCCTGACGCAGATAATGCATCAGCGTTAGCAATAACACAAGCAGCGAACAAAAACTTTGAAACATTAGGTACTAACATGACGACTGCTTTAACAACTTTTCCAGGAACTCAAGCAGGAATCTTAATGACAACTGCTGGTGCAGATCAGGATCAGGCAATTCTTTTACCACATTTGGACACTAACCAATCAGCTTGGTCTAAAGTTTTATATGGTACTGAGAATCAAGTTGAATGGGAATGTTCAATTTCTTTACCTGCACTTGATAACCAAAAAGTTTGGGCTGGTATGAAATTAACTAATGATCAATTAGTAGCAACTGATGCTAACCAGGTATTTTTTAAATATCAAACAGATGCAACAAATAGTGAAGCTTTCACTGATTTTGCTAAATGGCATTTTGTTCACAGTATTGGTGGAACTGATTACATTAGTAGACTACCAATTACTGTTGCAGCAGATACGCAATATCATTTTAAAATTAAAATTGATAGTGATAGAAAAGCGACTATTTTTGTAAATGGTATACAGTACAATGTTACTGAAACTTCAGGTTCTACAGGCGGCACTGCAGTAACAGCAGTTCAACCTGGTAAACAAGTTGTAACAACAGCTGCTTTAACTGATGACGTGGATTTAATTCCATACATTGGTATTGAAGCAGGTGCGGCAGCAGCTGAAGCAGTAAACGTACACTACCAATCAATTAGTAGACACGTTTTTGAATAATAAATAAATTATGATGGGGCTTCGGCCCCATCTAGTAATCTTAATTAAGGAGGGATTATGGCAGACACAGTAACAGGACCAACTATCATGCAAGAAAATGATGTTAGAGTGGTTATCAAAATAGTAAATCAATCAGACGGAACAGGTGCAACAACAGTATTTGGAGATGTGTCAGCAATGGCAAATAATTCAGAAGGTGCTTCTTGTTTACACTTAGTATTACAAAGAGTATGGTTTTCAGCTCAAGGTGGAGATGGTGGAGATTCTTACGCACGTTTAGATGAAGAAGACGATGACGGCGACATACCTATTATTGGTTTAACAGGATCTGGTTATTGGGACTTTAGAGAATTTGGTGGATTAAAAACTGACAAATCAAACAACACTAACCAAAGTGATGTTAACCTTGTAGTTCCAAGCACAGCAGATGCTGCAAACATGTACACGGTAATAGCAGAATTTAAAAAGTTATATTAGGAGGTAACTTATGGCCAACACAACGTCAGGCACAGTTACTTTTGATAAAACATTTGCTGTTGATGATATTATCACAGAAGCTTATGAACGAATAGGTTTACAATCTGTTTCAGGTTATCAATTAAAAACTGCAAGAAGATCTTTAAACATTCTTTTTCAAGAATGGGGTAATAGAGGTTTACATTATTGGGAAGTTGCAGAAGCTAATATAGATTTAATTGAAGGACAGGCTGAGTATACTTTTTATAGAGCAAGTGGTGATGGTACAAGTTCTGTAACAAATCCATCTGGTATTTACGGTGTTGCAGATATTCTTGAAGCATCATTAAGAGGAAATAGAACTCAAACAACTCAAGCAGATTCTGGATTAACAAAAATAGCTAGATCAGCTTACTCAGCTTTATCAAGTAAACTTTCTAAAGGAACACCATCACAATATTTTGTTCAAAGGTTCGTGGACAAAACTACTTTAACAGTTTACCCAACAGCAGATTCTTCTAATGCATCTAAAGACATACATTTTTATTATGTAAAAAGAATACAGGATGCTGACTCAACTTACACTGATGCAACAGATGTGCCTTATAGATTTGTACCTTGCATGGCATCTGGATTAGCTTTTTATTTATCACAAAAATTTGCACCACAGTTGGTACAACAAATGAAATTACTTTACGAAGACGAATTAGCAAGAGCTTTAGCAGAAGATGGTTCAGCTTCTAGTACTCACATAACCCCTAAAACTTATTATCCAAATATATAATTATGGCATACGCAGCAGGAAAATACGCAAAAGCAATATCAGACAGATCAGGAATGGAGTTTCCATATAATGAAATGGTTAGAGAATGGACAGGTATGTTAGTTCATGTATCAGAGTTTGAAGAAAAACATCCACAACTTCAACCAAGACAACATGGTGGTGACCCACAATCATTATTAAATGCAAGACCGGATAGAACAGAAAATGCTGTTGCAACAATATTAAAACCAAATCCTTTTGAAACTATTGCAGCTTCATCAGGAATTATAAATGTATCAGAACTATCGCATGGTAGATCAACAAGTGACACTGTAAGATTTAGAGGATCACCCTCTACTGCAGGCACGTTTGCAAACCCAGGATCTTTTGATGGTATAACAGGATCAAACATTGCAAAAGCTGCTGGATATTCTATTACAGTTGGCAAACGAGATTCTAGTGGAAACATTACCAACACAACAGATTTCTATCACTTTACTGTAGACACAGATACTGCTACAAGTGGTAGTACATCAGGAGGAGGAGAGAATTGCTCGGCAGGTCCGGCAACTCTAACAGCATAATGGCAGGAATAAGCGCATCAGGATTAAAAACACAAATAAGAAACTATACAGAAGTTAGTTCTACAGTGCTATCTGATAGTATTATAGAAAACATTATTTTAAATGCACAATATAAAATTTTTAGAGATATACCAATTGATGCAGATAGAAAAACATCTACAGGTAATTTTACAGCAGGAACAGGAACTGTAACTGTACCAGCAGGAGCAGTATTTATTAGAGCAGTACAGGTTTATACTGCAACTGGATCTACTTATACTGGTGCTAATACTTATTTAGAAAAAAAAGATTTAACATTTTTAGAAGAATATATTTCAGCAACTACATCTACTGGAACACCTAAATACTACGCTATGCTAGATACAGGAGCAACTGGAGAAAGCTCATCAAACTCTGGATCTATAATTGTATCACCAACACCAAGCGATACATTTGCATATAAGATACACTATAATGCTGTGCCAAGTATATTTGAAAATAATGACACTAATTATATTAGTATGAATTTTCCTAACGGTTTATTATATGCTTGTTTAGCAGAAGCTTTTGCTTTTTTAAAAGGACCTATGGATATGCTTCAATTATATGATGCAAAATATAAAGAAGAAGCTCAAAAATTTGCATTAGAACAAACAGGTAGAAGAAGAAGAGATGATTACACAGATGGTACAATTAGAACAAAAATTGACTCTGCAACACCGTAAAAATAAATGGAAAATTAATTAAGAAAAGAGTATAACAAATTATGGCATCAACATACACAGATCTTGGTATAGAAAAAATGGCAACTGGCGAGAACGCCGGAACTTGGGGAGATAAAACTAATACCAATTTAGAAATAGTAGAAAAAGCAATTGCTGGTTACGTAGAACAAGCAGTAACTAGTGGTGGAACAACAGCACTAACAATTACAGATGGTGATGCAACAGAATCAACATCAGTAGCACGTCACGCAGTTATAAAATTAACAGGAACAATAACAGGAAATTCTATTGTAACTGTACCAGATTCAATTGAAAAAGTTTACATTGTA